TCCTAATACAAACCCTCAAGGGGCTACAGGACAATCAGCTGTTATAAGTGTTAAAGAAATTACAGGTAGTGCATTAGTTCCTAGTGGTACAAACGTATCTATAGCTAACGGTAACTTAGCTAATAATGCTACTATTATAATTACAGGTGTACCTACAACTTTACCTGTTGGGTTTGGATTCTTAGTAGAATCTACATCTACAACACATACATACACTTTTCACAGATTAGTACCAAAAGCTACAGAAGTTACAACCGTAGCAAGTAATATATCAAATATAAACTCTGTTGTAAGTAATATTACTAATATAAACGCAGTTGCAAATAATGAAACTAATATAAACGCAGTTAATAGTAATTCATCTAACATTAACTCAGCGGTTAGCAACGCATCTAACATTAACAGTGCAGTTAGTAACGCAAGTAATATAAACTCTGCTGTAAGTAATGCGTCTAATATTACCACCGTAGCGACTAATAATACAAACGTCACTACTGTTGCTACAAATATAAGTAATGTAAACTCTGTTGCAGGTGCTTTAGATGCTACTCAAACATATACAGTTACTGTACAAAGCGTAAGTGGTAGTAATAAGTACTTTATTGACGGAACACAGAATCCTGTTTTAACTTTAGCTAGAGGATCAACTTATATATTTGATTTGTCTGCAAGCAGTAACTCTGGTCATCCTTTACTAATTAGAACTGCTGCTGATGCTGCATATACTTCAGGTGTAACAACGAGTGGTACAGCTGGTAGTTCAGGTGCTACCGTAACTTTTGTTGTACCAGATAACGCTCCTAGCTCATTAAAATATTACTGTTCATCACACGGTAATGCAATGGGTAATACGATTACAGTTGTTGATGACCGTATCGATGTAGTAGCAACTAATATTACAAATGTTAATAACACTGGAAACTCAATAGCAAATGTTAATACTGTTGCTAACAATATAACTAAGGTTACTCATGTTTCAGATAATATTAGTGACGTAAGTAATTTTTCTGACAAATATCAGATTGCTTCTAGTAACCCATCAACCAGAGCTGACAGTTCAAGTTTACAAGAAGGTGATTTATATTTCAACACTTCCGCTAATGAACTTAAGGTTTATAACGGTGGTGCTTGGCAAGGTGGTGTAACAGCTACAGGTAACTTTGCAGTTACAACTGGTAATACATTTACTGGTAGTAACATATATAATGATAACCAAAAAGCTATATTTGGTACAAACTCTGACGGACTTGAAATATTTCACGATGGATCACACAGCAGAATTAAAGATACTGGTACTGGTGGTCTTATACTTTCCTCTAATCAATTTCAAGTTACAAATGCAGCAGTAACTGAAAATTTAATAAAAGGTTTTGAAAATGGAGCCGTAGAACTGTATCACGATAACAGTAAAAAGCTTGAGACTACAAGCACAGGCGTACAGGTAACAGGTAACGTTGTAGTATCAGGAATGGTCGACGGTAGAGACGTAGCTGCTGACGGTACTAAATTAGATACCATTGAAACTTCGGCTACAGCAGATCAGACAGCAGCAGAAATCAAAACTTTATTTCAATCTAGTAAATTAACTAACGCAGAGATTGCTGATGATACAATTGGTGCAGCTCAACTTGCACATACCGCTGTTACAGCTGGTAGCTATGGTTCTGCTACAGCAATACCTGCTATTACAGTTGATGCTCAAGGTCGTATTACAGCTGCAAGTACAAATTCAGTTAACACAACTACAAACTTAGCAACTACAACTGCAACAGGTTCTGTAACTGTGACAAGTAGTACAGGAAACAATGCAACCATAAGCGAAGCTACAAGCTCTGCTGCTGGTGTTATGTCAACAGCACACCACGACAAACTTGATGGTATTGCAGCTGGTGCAAACTTAGTTCAGTATACAAGTCAATTAGTTAATAACTCTGGTTTTATTACAAGTTTTACTAACAACTATCTTTCTGGTGGATCATTCAGTGGTGGTACTTTAACTCTAAACAGATCTGGTTTAGGTAATGTAACTATTACTGGTATCGGAACAAGTACATTTAACGGTGATTATAATAGTTTATCTAATAAACCAACAATACCTTCAAATAATAACCAGTTAACTAACGGTGCTGGTTATATAACAACATCTGGTAGTGCAGGTACACTACAGGGTATGTATCGTTCATTTACGGGTGGTAAGACTTTTTATGATTCAATTCCATGGATTTCAACTGGAGGTGTTATGGAATTGGGACACCGTATTGACTTTCATACTTCTGACAGTAACGCAACTGACTTTGCACCTAGTTTAGGTACAGCTGGTGGACAATTACGAGTTAATGGTCTTAACGTGTTGTATTCTGATGATAACGAGGTTTATAGTTTTGGTTATGTAGGCGGAGCAGGTCAATATTTATACTTTGCAAGTGCTGGTGGAACTAAAGGTGTTAATATTTGGAACTCAGATGCATCACTAAAAGAAAATATAGTTGATTCTGATTATGATGCAATATCAACAATTAAAGGACTTAAATTTAGAGACTTTGATTGGAAAGAATCAGAAGGAGGTCATCACGTAGATTGTGGTGTGGTTGCACAAGAAGTAGAAACAGTAGACTCTTCTTTAGTAATAACTCCTCCAGACGTTACATACCTTAATCCAAATTATCAAGAGCCAAGTAAAGGTACAAAGAGTATTGATACAGGCAGAATGGTAAGTATATCTGCTAAAGCATTACAAGATATAATTGCAAAAGTAGAAGTTTTAGAAGCAAAAGTTGCTGCATTAGAGGCTGGCTAAATGGAAATACCCACCATGATTCTACCCGATGCTGTTGACTTTCCTAATTTCGAGTTTGAACTACCTATAGGAAACATACCACAGTATACTCCTTTGGTAGTTCCACCAAGCGATTTGCGATCTCCGTCAGGAGTTGTACCGCAAACAAGTACAAGTGAAAGTCAGACACCATCTGGTATGTCACAAGTTAATATACCTATCATGAATGTAAAGGTACCAGTACCAGAAAGCGAAATATTGATTACAGCTGGAACTACAGCAGTAATCTCAGTAGCTGCCACCCTTTCTGCTACAGCAGCTTTTAAGTGGTTAGTTAAGATTCTAAAACCTATATTAAAAATGTTATGGAAAAAGATAAGTGGAAACAAAAAACCTAAAACCTGACGAACCAAAGAAAGGTTTACTAACAAAATTAAAAGAAAATGTTGATGACCACGATGAACAAATGCAGATCCTCGGTGCAATGGTACGCTTGGGTGTTGTCATTTGGTCAGGATTTATCATCACTTTAAACTATGTCGAGTTGCCTATGGTCAAGAAACCTCTAGGGGCATCATCCGACATTACCTTTGTTGCATCAATTTTTACTGGAGCCCTAGCAACCTTCGGCTTGTCTACAGGCAATACTAAAAAGAATGGCAACACACCAACAACAACTAAACCAAAACAATGAAGACATGGATTCTTCTCTTAGCATTGTTGTCACCCGCAATCGCAAGAGCAAACACAATAACCCCGAACTTTACACAGGGGTCAATGAACTCAACGACAACAACAACTCAAACAGTAAAAGAAGTTTCAAAAACACAAAAGTTTGGAGCAGAGGTCAAAAGCTGGTCTGGAACAAATGTAGAACCTTCTGGAAACATCAAAGCAGCAGATACAACTTTCGCCGTCAAAGACGTAACAAAGGATTGGACACTAGAAACAACATCAAGAGCTGCTGGTCTAGTAGAACAGATAGACGCAACAACAGATTGGACTATAAATACTACTATTACATCCTTGTCGGTCTTCTCACAATAGGTTCAGTACCTGTTTTAGCAGAAGATGCACCTGAGTCAGAAGTTAATAATACTTCCAACCCGGTTGCAGCCGCAACAGGCAACGTAACTAACAGTGCGGTGCAGTTCCAAAACAATGGAGCACCGTCACGACAAAACTATGGTGGCGGAATCTCATGTAATGGGTCAACCATGACCTTTTCACCTTTTTACATGGGAAACCATATTAACCCATATTCTGAAAAAGAAGGTCTAGATGGTTTATACCCATCAAGTTATCAACTTAACGAAAACTGGGGATTCCAAGTTAACTTTATGATTCCTCTTGATAAGCGAGGCTTAGAGCAATGCAGACGCATAGCTAAAAGGCAAGAAGAAAAGATGAGATTAGATCATGAGCTGGTACGTGCTCTTAAATGTGCCGAGTTACAACAGAAAGGATTTACTTTTAGACCTGAGACACGTGTTGCACATCTATGTTCAGACGTGGTTCCAATTCAAGCGTTGTTACCACCTAAACCGAAAGAAAAGAAATTTAAGTTATTCTAATGAGTACACTATCAGATCAAATCGCAGCACAAGCAGAGGCTGCAAAAAAGAAGCCTAAGAGAAAGGCTGCAAAGCGAGACGAGAACGGACGCTATGTTAAAACTACAATTACTAAAAAATAATGCTAGGAATACTTAAACCAATCGTATTAGCTTTTTTAAAAAGCGATAAATTCAAATTATTTGTAGTCGAACTACTTGAAAAGCTTGTAGAGCAATCAGACAACGAGCTAGACGATAGAGCACTACAGATTGTCAAAAAAGGATTAGACATTAAATGAACGAAACAAGAGTAATACCAAAGAAAGCGGCGGAAGAAAGTTTTAATGAGTTGCACTACCTTGTGACGGAAGATTTCTTACGTAGAATCAAAAGTGGCGAAGCTACAACTCAAGATCTAAAAGCAGCGTGTGACTGGTTAAAAACCAACGACATCACAGGTGTTGCTCTTGAGGGCAGTCCTTTAGACAGATTAGCTTCAGTGATACCAAAAGTAGATCCATCTTTAGTTAAAACTAGATTATATGGCAAGAACCGGACCTAGACTTAGCCCTAAACCCGGTAGAACAGCTAAGTTCTATCGTAAGAATAAAGAGTCACGTGAAAAACATAGACGTGATAATGCTAAAATAAATGATACCCCAGCTAAAAGAGCGTATCGACGTGACCTAATGAAGATACGTAGAGCACGTAAGCCCGGCAGACAGACTGATATGTCACATAAAGGTGGCAGAATCGTAGCAGAAAGCCGTAAAGCAAACCGAGGTAGAGGCGGAGCGAGAAGAGCTTAATGACACCATTACTACCAAACCCTGATTACTATTTACACAATTTAATAACGATGACAAGTTCAGAATCGAAACGGCTCTGGAGAAGAGCTATCAAAGAGCACTTTAATTGTCAATGCGTTTATTGCGGAGAATTTCATGAATTACACAACCTTACAATCGACCATGTACGCCCCAAATGTAAAGGGGGCACAGATGTTACGACGAATGTTGTACCCTCGTGTCGACGATGCAATCAGGAAAAAGGTAGTAGAGAATGGCAAGACTGGATGAGGTCGACATTCGGTGAAACAGAAAGAGAACAAACTATTTTATCACATATTAGATGAATGAAGAAGAAGGTTCATTAGATCGTAGAAAACGTATCTATCCAGATTATAAAAAGAACCGATATAAGAACAGACCTAAAGTCCAGACTGGTGGTAATACTGGTGAAGAGTTTGTACCAGATAAAACTGAAGATTTTGCACCAGCTCCTGATCGAGATATGCGTACTGGTGAACCTATTTATAACCCTGAGACAGATCAATTTGGTAATCCTTTTGAGATGTCACGTGCAGAGTATCAAATAAATAGAGATAAACTAAATGCAAGTCGAAATTTAGATCTTAATAGAGCTGAAGAACAGAGAGATAGTTTACCAGAAATAACTATGCAAGATATTTCTGAACTAAGTCTTGATGCAAAGATGGCTATGGAAGCTGCTAAAAAAGCACCCGGTGGACCAGTTATAAAAGCTGGAGCTGCCGTAGGTGCTGTAGTTCTTAGAAGAGCGGCTGGTAATCGTATAAAGAACATAATTGAAGATGTTACGTCACCTCTTTACAAAAGATTTGTAGATGAGGCAGATCCATATAGTTTTTTTGGCCGATATCAGACAGGTACTGTGGGTGCTCAAAAAAGAGGCAATCGTAATTGGAGACCTAATCTTAAACAATTTGGATACTTTCCAGATACCAAAGATGCTGTATCTCAGTTTGGTCAGAACACAGTAGATAACTTTATGGAAAGAGCTAGGCTGCATAGAGTTAGTAGAGCTCAACAAGGTAAAAAAGAGTTAATGAAAGATTTTAACGAAACCTTAGAGATAGTTCGTGATGACGGTACAATAGAATTAGGCATGGTTGTTAGACGTAAAAAATATGGTAATAAGTTAGATCTTACAGATTCATCTAATTATCATGTTAGAACTTTGTCCCAAGTTATGGAAGATGTACGTGTTAACACTGGTTGGCTAACTCAGCAGTCAGATAATGTTAAAGCTATGCAAATTGTTAGATCTAAACTAAACCAATTAAAAACACAGTATTCTGACGATTTAGTTTTAGCTAAACTTATGGAGTACGGAGACGAAGCATATCTAGAACATATGGTAGGTAAAGCTCAGTATGGCTGGTTATGGGATATTAAAGAGGCAGATCCTACTAAGTATCCTTGGCTCAAAGCTCCAGAAAGAAATCATGTTGATAATCTACGTCTATTAGTTAGTAACCCTTACAAAAAACTAAAGGATACAACTGAAACAAGAATTAAACCTCTTAATAAACTATTACCTAAAAACAAAAGGTATATTATAAATATAGAAGACCCTATGACTAACCCTTATGCAAAGGAGAATCCACTACATAAGAGTAATCCGGGTAATATAATTATACAAACAGCTAAACCTAGTGATAAGTTTCCTAAAACAATCGGAATTGTAGGTGATTATTTACAAGATTTTTATGGTCCTGACTTTATAAAAAACTATGATGGTAATAAATTACTAACAATCTTTGAACAGTTGTCACCTAAAGATAAAAAGCTTTATAGTTTATACAAACCTAAAACATATACAACTGCTGGAAAAAGAGGTAGTTTTCAAACAGTTGAGTCAGCAGTTAAATATAGAGATCGTGTTCTTAAAGAACGTATAGATTTAATTATAAAAGAACAGAATAAGTTTAGTTCACAAGAAATACAGACCGAAGTGTTTAATGATTTACTGAATTTTTATGAGTTATTTGCTGGTAAAGCTAACTTTGTAAGACGACCTCAGTATGTATCAGATATGATGCAGAAAAATGCTGTAAAAGATATCAAGTTTCCGTTTTCTAAACAAAAGTTTGATGAGTTTTATCGTCAAAAACGTAAAGCAATACAAGATCTAGCTTTAAGTGTACATAACTATGAAAAAGGACTTACACCTAGAATGACTAAAAAAGATTATGATAGTCTTTGGAAACAGCTTACTTCAATCAGTGCTATGGATTATAATTTTAAAGCTGATGTAAATGATTTTACAAATAGACTTATACAGATAACAGCTAAATATGAATGAGAATCAAATAATAAATAGTTTAAAACAAGACTTCAAGCTTTTCCTACAAGCACTGTGGGAAGAGCTAGGTCTGCCATCACCTACGAGGGCACAATATGCTATTGCAGATTACTTGCAGAATGGTCCCAAGCGACTACAGATACAGGCGTTTCGGGGAGTTGGTAAGAGCTGGATTACTGGTGCTTTTGTTCTATGGACTTTATTTAATGACCCCGAAAGAAAGATCATGATTATCTCTGCGTCAAAAGAACGTGCAGATAACATGTCTATCTTTTTACAGAAACTTATTATAGACACACCGTGGTTAACATATTTACAACCTAGATCAGATGAGAGCAGATGGTCTCGTATATCTTTTGATGTAAACTGTACACCACACCAAGCACCCTCTGTTAAGTCAGTGGGTATTACCGGACAGCTTACAGGATCTCGTGCAGATTTAATTGTACTAGATGACGTAGAAGTACCGGGAAACAGTATGACGGAGTTAATGCGTGAAAAATTACTTCAACTTTGCACCGAAGCTGAATCCATCCTTACGCCAAAAGACGATAGCCGTATTATGTATCTCGGGACTCCTCAGACTACTTTTACTGTTTATCGTAAGCTGGCAGAGCGGAATTATAAACCATTGGTTTGGCCCAGCCGATACCCAAGACGTAAAAAGCTCAGTCAGTACGAAGGACTCCTAGCACCACAGATCCAAGAAGATCTAGATATGGGTGCAGGGGAATGGGAAGTTACAGATCCAGATAGATTTAGTGAAGAAGACCTCATAGAACGTGAAGCATCTATGGGTCGTAGCAACTACATGCTTCAGTTCCAACTTGATACAAGCTTGTCAGATGCAGAAAAGTTCCCTCTTAAAATGGCTGACCTTGTGGTTACTAGCGTCAATCCTACTACTGCTCCTGATAACGTGGTCTGGTGTTCAGATC